CTGATAAAATTGAACAATACGATATGAGGTTAAAAATGTTTGTAGAGGCGGTGCAAAAGAAAAAAGGCAGTGAATTTATAAAGAAATATGCAAAACAACATTCATATGACGTGCAAAGAGCAATTGAAGAAGGTCATTTTACTAAAGATCAAGCTATAGAATATTTAGACATGGGGAGTTGGGTATAATGATGAGTTTAATTAAAGGTTATAATACTGTTTTTCAATGTATTGGCGATGCTTATGTTAAAAAAGATATACAAAGATTTTATTATGGTTATCAGCTGTGCATTAGGGCAAAAACAAATATGAAATCCTTGCATAAGTACTTGATTAATAGGTATAATTTTAATAGGGAACAATGTTTTAAAATGTTAAAATTAGCCAGAAAAAAATAATGTTTTTAGATAATGGTTTGACATCAGAGCAACAAGAACAGGCAGATAATGTTTACGAAACTCTTATGTCAGACCTTAAAAGCATAAATATCAAGTTATATCAAACACTTAGGGCAAGAGAATTAAGTGAAAAAGATGTTTATAAGTTAATGAATAGCAACAATAAAAACATAATAGTTAATGACAAAGAACAATTTGAATTTTTTGGAGAGTAAAAGTGAATGTTATTGATATACAAAAACCATTAGAAAAGAAAAGAGCAACATATTTAACATTTTATAAAGATGGTATATTTGATGGCATATTGAATCAAAAGCCAGACCCAAGAAATACATCTTCGGCATATTATAAAAAAGGTTTTGATGATGGCTTAAAACTGCTTGAATTAATAAAAGAATATAAAATTGGAGATAGTAATGTATAGCAAAAGTAGTGTTAAAAATAGTTACTATGGATTAAAAGAGGTTTTTAGAGAAATAAAAGAACAAAACTACAAAAAAAAATACAAAGAAACAGAAAGATTTGTTGATGTATCAGATGAACTTGCTGAACAAGATAGAGTAGGCAAAGTTAAAAAGAATGATTATATGGATTATTATTTAGGTGTAAAATTTCATCAAGATAAAAAAGATGAAGTTCAACCATCTGGAATGAAAGCCAAAAATAAAAATTACGATTATGCAAATGCCAAGTTTTTAGAAAATTTAGATCAAAAGGTTTAATAATGAATATTGAAGAAATAGAAATAGAAAAACTTATTCCTTACCATAATAACCCAAGAAAAAACCAAGATGTAGATAAAGTTGCAAGTTCGCTTTCAGAATATGGCTTTCAACAACCTATAGTCGTTGATAAAAAATTAGTTGTTATTGTTGGACATACCAGATTATTAGGTGCAAAAAAACTTGGTTTAAAAAAAGTACCTGTTTTAATTGCTGATTTATCAGAAGCAAAAGCAAGAGGCTATCGTATAGCTGATAACAGAATAGCAGAAGATGCAAATTGGGATTATGATTTATTAAAACTTGAAATAGATTTATTAAAAGAAATTAACTTTAATATTGATGAATTAGGCTTTGAAGAACAAGAACTAGAAACAATAATTTTTCAAAATAACCATGATTCACGCGATTGGTTAGATACAGAGGAACATTGGCAAGATATGCCATCTTTTGAGCATACAGATCAATCGCCACATAGATCGTTAACAATTAATTTTGTAAACCAAGATGCTGTTGATAAATTCTTTCAATTAATAAAGCAAGATTATACAGATAAAACAAAATATGTTTGGTTTCCATCTATAGAAAAAAGAGTTGTAAAAGACAAATACTATGAAAACTAATAAGTTTCCTATTTATATTCCATCAAAAGGCAGAGCAGATACAAGATTAACAGCAAAAGCTTTAGAGGAAATGAATGTTCCATATACAATAGTATTAGAAGAACAAGAATACTCTGATTATGCGAAGGTTATAGATAAGAAAAAAATATTAGTGTTAGATAAGACCTATCAGCAAGATTACGATACATGCGACGATCTAGGCGATACAAAATCTAAAGGACCTGGACCTGCTAGAAATTTTATTTGGCAACATAGCATTGATAGAGGTTACGATTTCCATTGGGTTATGGACGATAACATAAAATGTTTTAGACGTTGGCAAAATAATTTAGAAATTAAATGTACTGATGCAACTCCGTTTAAGGTTATGGAAGATTTTGTTTCAAGATATAAAAATATTGGTATGGCAGGTCCAAATTATACATTTTTTGTTATAGATAAATGGGGACATCAATATACACCTTTTACAGTAAATACTAGAATCTATTCATGTAATTTAATTAGAAATAATTTGTCATTGTCAGAAAGATGGCGAGGAAGATATAACGAAGATACTGATTTATCACTAAGAATATTAAAAAAAGGGTGGTGTACAGTACAATTTAATGTATTTTTGCAAGAGAAAGCAAATACACAAACATTGAAAGGTGGCAATACAGACGAATTTTATGCTAAAGAAGGGACTATTCCTAAATCTAATATGCAAATGAAGTTGCACCCAGATGTAACAAAACTTGTATGGAGATATGGCAGACATCATCATTATGTTAATTACAATAAATTTAAAAAAGAAAATAAATTAGTATTTTGTGAGGATTATCAAAAGAAAAAAGGAATAAATGAGTATGGCATGAAACTCAAAATTAAAAACTAGACAATACTTTTACTCAAAGGGAAAAAGAGGATTATGGCAAGACCAAAAAAATATAAAATTGATACTGTTCAATTACAAAAACTAGCAACATTAGGTTGTACTAATAAAGAAATGGGAGATTTTTTCGGTTGTTCAGCAGACCTTTTAGAAAAGAGTTATTCGGAATTTCTTACAAAAGGGAGAGCAGAGCAAAAAATGAGGTTAAGACAACTTCAATGGAAAGCCTGTGAAAACGGAAATGTGAGTATGCTTATATTTCTAGGTAAGAATATGTTAGGGCAACAAGATAGAATTGAAGAAACACAGCTAGAAGAACCATTGCCTTGGACTAGCTAATGCCTTTAACAAAACCACAATCACAAGTTATTAAAGATAAAGCTAGGTTTAGAGTTCTTATTACTGGTAGAAGATTTGGCAAAACTTATTTGGCAATAAATGAATTGGCAAAGTTTGCAAGTAAATCAAATCAAAAGGTATGGTATGTGGCACCAACTTATAGACAAGCAAAACAAATATGTTGGAATGAATTAAAAGAAAGATTAATTGAGCATAAGTGGGTTAAAAATATTAATAATAGTGATTTAACAATAACACTTAAAAATAATTCAAGTATTACATTAAGAGGAGCAGACAATGAGCAATCACTTCGTGGTGTTGGTTTAAACTTTCTTGTTATGGACGAATTTGCAGATATTCATAAAGAGGCTTGGTATGAGGTATTAAGACCAACATTATCAGATACAGGTGGTCATGCTTTATTTTGTGGAAGTCCCAGAGGCTTTGGTAATTGGTCATATGAATTATTTAAACAAGGAGAAACTAATAACGAATGGCAATCTTTCAAATATACAACACTTGAAGGTCAACAAGTAAGTCAAAAAGAAATAGAACAGGCAAAACAAGACCTTGATATTAGAACATTCCAACAAGAATATGAAGCCACATTTGTAAATTACTCTGGAATGATTTACTATAATTTTAACAGACAAAAAAATATTATTGAAAAATATGAAAAGAATGTTGGTTTTTTACATATTGGTTTAGATTTTAACGTAGACCCAATGACAGCAGTTGTTTCTATAATAGAAAGAGATATAATTATTGTTGTAGATGAAATACAAATTTATTCCTCAAATACCCAAGAAATGTGCGAGGAAATAATAAATAGGTACAGAAATAAACAGATAGTTGTTTATCCAGACCCAAGTGCAAGGCAAAGAAAAACGTCTGCAGGAGGTTTTACTGATATATCTATTTTGAAAAATGCAGGTTTTGATGTAAGATGTAGAAATACAGCACCTTTGGTAAGGGATAGAATAAACGCAGTAAATTCAAAACTTAAAAATGTAAATGGAAAAAATAACTTGTTTATTGTAAAGTCTTGTAAAAATGTAATTAAAAGCATAGAAAGACAAATATACAAAGAAGGTACACATATTCCAGATAAAGACAGTGGTTACGACCATATGAATGATGCGTTAGGTTATTTAGTTGAGTATAATTTTCCGTTAAAAAGGAATTTTATAGCAAAACCACAGCAAAGGTGGAGTTAATGAACAGGGAATTTTTACAAAGTAAACACGATTTATGGCAATCAAATATTGGTAATTGGGAATTTTATATTCGTAGTTATCTAGGTGGTAACGATTATAAAAATGGTTATTATTTACATAGATATATCTTGGAATCCCCAGAAGATTACGACCAACGAATAAGGCATACTCCATTAGACAATCATTGTAAGAATGTTGTTCAGATATACACTAGCTTTCTATGGAGAGTTCCACCATCAAGAGACTACGGAACATTAGATGGAGACCCACAATTACAATCATTTATTCAAGATGCTGATTTAGATGGTAGAGCCTTTAATACTGTAATGCGTGAAGTACAAATGAATGCAAGTATTTATGGTAATTGTTGGGTAATAGTTGATAAGCCACAATCAAATGCAAACACGAGAGCAGAAGAACTTGCACAGGATATAAGACCTTATATATCAATTTATACACCAGAAAATGTTGTTAATTGGAATTATGCAAGATCAAGAAGTGGTAGGTTCTATTTAGATTTATTGGTAGTTGTTGAAGATATAAATTCAGAAAGAGCAATTATAAAAGTATTTACAGAAGAAACTATAAGCACATATGAGGTTGAAGAATACGACAAAGACTATACTGAAGGTGATTCAAAGTTATTAGAAGAAATACCTAATCCACTTGGAGTAATACCTGCTGT